CGGCCGGATCGGCCCAGGCGACAGAGCCTGGGACGGTCATCCCGTGGCTGGCGCCTTCTGCGTGGACGTCTATAAAGTCTGCGAAGATGACGGCAGTGATGCGCGTCCTTTTGACGCCCGGTGGGTCATAGATCGCATTGTGCGCTATGGCATGCTGGGCAATGAGGTCCGAGAAACCGATTCAGGGCCCTTCTATTGGATAGGCCACGCCTTCCCGGGTCCCGCTGGACTCATTGAGGAAGGTGGATGGGTAAAGACCAATGGCCAAATTGTGTGCAAACCAGATGTCCTCTCCGTGCCTTATCCCTTCGACGACCCCTTGGATTGGATATGGAATTCTAACCAGGTGGTGACAGTGCGCCCGAGTGGCAACTGGACGCTAACTTGGTGGCAAGTGTCGCAGCTCGGCAGTTTTCGGACTGTCGAGTTCCGCTTGACCAAACGAGTTCTACAACCAATGCCGACCCTCGCCCCTGACGCGGAGTTCGAAGAGGTCTCTATAGACCACCTGGATTTGCCCGATTGGTATCATATCTGCCCTAGTTGGACCCAATGGCTGTGGAGACAATGGAATACCGGAGCCATGACCTTGTTAGTTCCATCAAAGTTGCGAAGCACGTTGATCAACCAAACGAGCATCGGGCCTCAAAACCTGATGCGCATTCGATTGTTGGAGGAGTCCACCGCGCGTGCGGTCTTGGAAAACTCTGAAGTCAAGAGACATGCCGCTCTTTTTGAACCTCTCTGGAGGCAAAAGATCGCCGCCTTGACTTTGTGGGCTGTCCGAGAACACACCAAGCTGAACACACAGTTGTTCATCCCCTTCTCCCACTCTCAACAACCGTTGATCAACTCCAGTGCCGATTACTTGTCAACCTATGGCCAAAAGAAACCCCCCTTTTCATTAAATCCTATGTGGATAACTGGATTGGCTTTGGGGTCTCTTGGGGTCTTGACTTGGATCGTGAGTCGCACTTCTGGAAAACTCTTGGTGCCCAAAGAAGGATCTTTCAACCCCGTGGATCGCCTAGCTGATGGATTGTTGGAGTCTCTCTCCAGCAAAGTGGTGGCAACCGTGCAAGAAACGGCCTACCATGCCAGAGCCCAATTGCTCAATGGAGCCAAAGCCTTGTTCAACACGGGACTCTGGGCCCTTCCCAAATTCCTGATCAATGACTTCCGTTTGCGCCTGAAGTTTCAACGCCAAATGTGGCCGCATGAATTGAAGGGCTGGACCGGCTTTTTGATTGGGGCCGAAGTGTATTACCCCCTTGCCGCTCCTTTCGTTGAAGAAACCATTAAACGAGCCCACCCCTCGATTATGTGGGGTTTGCCGTTCATGGAATTGACATTCAACGTGTTGACGTTGGGCTGGCCTTTGTCTTTGCCGGCCTTCGTCATGCACTGTGTTGCCAATTATCTTCCGATTCGTTCAGCCATGTGTTTACACGCGGTCTTCAATTGGAGTCTCTTCGCCCTGCGCCATCAGGCTTTCAAGGAGATGGATAAGAAATTTGACCTGTCCTACGCTTCGTGGCCCGTGTTCATGAGTCTCTTGGGACTCGCGTACCTGGGTTATAAGTGGTGGACGCACAATCCCTCCAAGTTTGCCGAACACGTGGACTACTACCACAATAGTCCCTGGCCCCAAAGGAAGTTGGATTTGAACTGCCCCATTGAAGCCTCTGCTTTTCCCAGCTCAGAAAGCGCTGTCGCTAATAGCACCACCTCCTATTTGGTGAACAACAAGCCCCGCGATGCTTTGCTGCCCGTGACGGGGTGGCTCACTACGTGGGGACAAAAAGAACCAGCAAGCGTGACTTATTACTTCTTGCCCACTAGCTTGCCTCTTTATCGTCCCAGCCACACCAATGCGAATATGATCGCTGTGGTAGAAAATAGGATTTTGGTACCAGCGCCTGGACCTAGTGGAAAAGACGAGAGATGGTCCTTGGCCCGTCACATCATTCCTCATATTGTTCCTCAACATACCATGCCTCCATATGACGCCCTGGTTTCTCAGTGGGTTGAAAAATTCACCGGGAGACAGCGCGCTAAATATGAACGCGCCCTCAAGGATATGATTGAATTGGGACCCCTTTGGTTTGATAAAAAGGCCCGCTACACCAAGTTGACCGTTAAGGCAGATGAGTGCTTGATCAGAGCCACCGGGACCCAGCTTGAACTGAAACCCCGATCTATAGCCGTGGTAGATGAGGCCGTCCAAATTGTGACAGGCCCCCACGTCTATGCCGCCCAAGAAAAACTCAAACATTTGTGGAGTTTAGACAGCGCGCCGATAGCCTTCAATGGCCATTGGTTCTGTCTTTACTTCGCGTGTGGTTGGAGTGACAAACAACTCAATTTGTGGTACCAACGGGTCCTAGCTCATTCGGACCTTTTCCACATATTGGTAAGTGGCGACGATTCCTTGGTTTGGAACCCCCGAGCCAAACAGTTCATAGAGGGTGACCTGTCCATGTGCGACCAAAGTCAGGGCTTCGGAGCCTTGTCTTTCCAAAAGATCTTTTTGAGAAGACTTGGAGTGCCAGTGGGAATAAGCAGGATCCTGGAAGACCTTACCAGCGTGCCCTACATGGTTTTTGGAAAACCTGATGGCCAGCGCATAAAAATAAGCCGCAAAGACCGACCCATGAGAGATACCGGAGGGGTCGATACCACCATTGGAAATAGCATCTTCTGCGCCATTGGTTTGTTGTTGAAACATTCTTCTGTCTGTGAATACCTGGATTTGGGGATGGACATGAAGACCCGAACCCACGACAGCATTTTTTCCGCCACATTTTTGAAAGGCATGTGGTACAGCACTGTCGAAGGGCCTTATTGGGGACCACTACCCAGTCGTTTTGTGAAAGTCGGGAAGAGCTGGAGAAATCCCAGAGAGCTCTATCCCGACTTGAGTTTCGAAGCCGCTGCCCGCCAGTTCTTGGTGGATCTCAGCCAGGGCTATTCTAGTTTCTTGTTACCACCCGTCATGCGTCAGTTTGCCGAGAACTTTCGCGGTCCGATGAGACGGGATTTGTTGGCCATGGAGTGGCAGAATGTTGTGGCTTTCAAAGAAGCCAAACCAGCTCTTACCATGGATGTGTGGATTTGGCTCCACAAGCGTTACGGGTTGACAGAAGACCAGTTTCGCGAAATGGAGGCTTTAATCCCCACAGAGCCCTTCGTGTTCCTCAGCCACCCAGGCTTTATACGCCTGGGTTTGGTTGACTATTCTTGAGAAGCCGTTCGCGGCGCGGGGTCTAACGACTCTGCAGGGGTGGGGTTCAAGGCCCCACCTCGGGAGGGAGGAGGGAAGTTGTCAAAAAAGACATTAAAATTACCAAGTCAACAAGACGGCATCCACAAACACACATCACCAATGTCCAACAAGTCTGCCGAAAGAGCTGCGCGTCGTGCGATTGTACAGGAGGATATCAAGCTCCTTAAATCCATCGACGCCTCAACCAATTCCAAATCTGCCAAAGCAAAAAACGCCAATAAGCCCAGACGGAGAAATAGTAACAATAGAAGGAACGCACCAGTGGTTTCTCCTACAACCTTTGTATCTCCACCGAACCTTGTCCGTTCAGCCGCAACCTCCGCAAGAGCTGTTGCCTTGTCTGGACGCCAGCCAAATCCCAGTCGGGGTGTGGGTGGAACCATCGGAGAAAGATACCTCAAGTGTCTTGTCTCACCCGAGTCCATCCAAGCAAACATCCCCGACTCCTCCGTCGTAAAGCGAGCATTACTCTACTCGCGCCAAGAATACCCCGTGGCTGCCGACACCTCCACGGGTGGGCGGTTCTCAGTTTGCGTCCAACCCAAACTCGGAACCACATCTGCGAACCCGACCCAGTACAAACTCGCCCTGACCAAGCCCACTTTGGGCAATTGGGACACGGAGAGCATCAACTGGGCTGATCCGGCGACGTATGTGCAAACACTCGACAATGATTGGGTGTCTGCTGACCAATACGCACAGCTGATGACAGCTTCTCCGGTGTTCAACACCGTGATTTTCGGGGGAGGTACCTTCTCGGCCGTCAACTGTTTGGGAACGAACCCAGCCATTCAGGCAACTAGTTCCACGCCCACAGTTGGCAGTTTGAGTACGGTCACCCCCGGGTCTGTCAACATGCCAGCCGGTTCATTCGAGATGAGCATCAGGAGCACAGGGGTTACGATCTCTGAGCCCCCCAACATCACGACGATTCCTTCTTCAGGTCCTGTCGTGACGCAGATTGATTTTGTGACGTCTGCCGACGGCTCTCTTGCCTATCGGAACTTTATCGTCACTTCTCTGACGCCGTTCGTCGCAGATTTTGGAGCTACCGCTGCGTCCATTACAGACACCACCCTCACCATCAGTCCTAGTTGGACTGGGTCCCAAACCCAGGCCTTCATTGATGGGGGAGCCATCACCAAGTTGAGACCAGTGGCCCAATCCGTTCTCTATTCGTCGGCTCTTCCTGAGCTGACGGACGGAGGATTCGTTGGGGTTTCCCGTCTCCCTGGTGGGGTGGCGAATCAAAACTTCTTCACCCAAGCTAGTGGAGATTCAGCAGGTCAGATGCAGTTCATGGAAAAGGTGTGTCGCACCCCCATAGGAAAGCGATATCCCCACCACAACGGTTGTTATGTGTGGTGGGCCCCTGAAGGACCCAACGATATTGAGTGGAAAACTCCTTCAGATAGTCTTGGGCAGTCTTACCCGTCTATGATTATTTCCGGTCAATGTACCGGAGATCCCAATCCGGGAATCAAAACCGTCGGAGCTCTGATAGTCACTACCGTCTGGGAATTCACCACAGCCAACACCATGTGGGAGCAGCACTATGTCGCTGGGTCAGCAATGATCATGGACACAGCGCGTCATGCTTTCATGGGGTTGCCGGCCGTGATGGAAAATCCCCAGCACGAGTCGTGGATTCGACGTGTTTACGACCAAGTGGCCCCCGTTTTCAAGGCCGCTGCCCCATACTTGGTACCCCTGCTGAAAGCGGGGGTGGGCCTCCTTTGAGGCCCGAATTTTTTGCAACTTCGCCCTTGAGGGGCGCAACGGTTTGAAGGCGTGTGGAATAAGGAATTTTTCCTGTTGAGTGTTTATGCTCAACTCCTGTAGAGGACAGCCACACTTTGCCCAATCCGCCAATCCCCTTGAGGTATTTCTCTATTTCGAAAAAATATTTCTTTCAATTCATTTCTTCGATTTTCGTTTTTTCCGTTTCTGTGGTTTCTTGAGGCCGGGTCTTACCGATAAGACCCGAACCGGGTGAGGCGCCATGTTTTGAGGCGTCCGGGAGGACTTGCAATTAAAGTCTGGAAGGGAA